CGAAATCGACCACGAAATCGTCATGCATGACTTTTGCAGTAGCTACCAATCCTTCGGTATCAATAAGAATAGGAAGACGCAATGCCGTGTTGGTAGTAGCACCACTGTCCTCAGTAAACATATCACGTATCGATTTCTGCAAGTAGTAATACACAGTTTTTGTATCTGGAAGCTCAAACACTATTTGTTTTGGGTGCAAAGGAAGCGTTACATCTACATTACAATTCGTTTCAGTGATGAGAATGAAAATAAGACGCGTTGATTGTTTTACTAAATGCAACCAGCTTTGAAACCATTCTTCTCCGGACCATACATTCCATTGGGAAAGGGCAACATTGTCCACTACGACAACGTTCCACACGGATTCTTTGAAGAGAATCTTTCCTTGAACGGCTTCTCGAACTGCATGATCAAATTGAAAACTACTAAAGAAGTTCCAAACGACTGGTCGATCAAGATGATCCGATGCATGAATGATGTGGCTTTGTATGGCTTTGACAGTAAAGGTTTTTCCACTTTTGCTGGGACCATTGATCACTAGGAATTTATGTAGTAGTGGATGCAAAGACGGTGTCAAGATGGGAAGTAGTATCGCCTTTGCCAGTTCAATTTGAAAGGGTTGTTGCATCATGGGATCTTTCCATTCCCCGTATTCATAGATAAAATCATCTGCTTGTGGAAAGAGTCGCTGCTTCTGAATTCGTAAATTTAAACGAATGGAAGCGATTTTGTCACTACAAAGGCGGTAAATGCGATCGATTTCAAGAAACCATGCGTCTGTTGCCATGGGGATTTTTCGCATGACCGTAAGATCGTCGAGTGCATTTTCCAGAAGGAGAAGCGCTTCTTCTGGTTCCTGATCCATAATCGTCGTCGCTTTTTGGATTTTAGAAGAACAAATCTGGATTCGAAGTCCGAGCGAAGCACGATTATCTTCTAACATTTCTTTATATGTGTGAACTGAAAAAAAGTAATGCATTTTAATCGTTTTGACATTGCATCACACTCCTCGTCACAATTACACAAGTGCATTCCATGAATTCGGCAAATAGTGCGTCTGCAACCTTTTACGGATTTCATTTTGTGGCTAATCACAGTGGCCTAACAAAAGAAGATGTTTTGACATGTCCTGATATATATCGAGTCGCCAACCATACAGTTGAACGATCTGATATTTCCGATGCATACAGAGAGAAAAGAGGCTTCTCAGAAATACAAGAAGATGAAGAGTCGGAAACAAATAGTGCTGCTGATGCCGATGTCGATGCCGGTGCCGATACCGATGCTGTATTCGATAGCAGCGGTGACGATTTTCTTGCGACATCCCTTTCTGAGCAAGGTAAGTCCATTATACCAGGATTGAAAGTTTATGCAGTGCCAAACGAAGAGAACATGGAAAAACTTGCACACGATCTTTTGAATGGAACTGCTGAAGTGGATACTTCTTCGATCGACGAAGCAAGTGCGAATTCACTTTTGAAGAATTTCGCCGATCTTTGTCAACTTTCGACCTTACCTGCAATTCTTAAAATTTGTTTGACGTTCTCAAATGTATATGCAAACTGTGACAACTGGAAGCTTTTACTACCTGCCATTTTTGACTGCATTGATTTCAAAAAGACGACGATGATTGCTGAGGTGCTGATTGGTCACCGACTCTCTGCACTTGAACTGAAAAAGCGCGTCCTGCAAAATACTTTTGTTCAAGTCGACGATTTGAAGGATGTACAGAGCGTATTTGACTGCATTTTTTTGGCTGATTCGAAAGGTCAGTTTTTGGAACAAAATTCCCTTACAGAGGAAGGCCTTAAGCAATTGTTGAAAGGGTTGGCTTCGGGCAATGCATCATTGAATTATCCATTTTTACGATATTTTAAAATTCTTCAGAAGATACGACATCATGTATTAACAATGAAAAAATGAAAGAAAAATAACTACGAGGACTACCATATACCGTCTGAATAATATAATTCAATTATATGGAATCAAAAGGGTCTGACGAAGAACCCGCTAGGAAAAAGACACGTGTGATGAAAACACCACCTGCAATTAAATTTTCTGTAAAACATATTTTATCGTCATCAACTATGCAACAGGCGACTTCCACGAACCGTTTGACACATAAACATGTTCAAGATCACTTGTCTCGATTTCCAAAATCTTTTTTCGACGTTTGCATGGATTCCATGAAACTTTCTGATTTTTCAGAGCACGAAATTCAAGAACAAGAACTAGCTTCATCTCTAGAGCTTGGAAAAGGTTCATTTGGATGCGTTCTCAAAGTCGACGACGGCAAAGCAATCAAGTACACTTCTTCACGTGACGGAGCTGTGCAAATCATGCAGGAAATCGTCGTCCTTACCAACTTGAGAATGGCCAAGGATGCTGCAAAGGCAAAAGAAAACGAACATGTCATTGACATTCTTTGCCTAAAATTTGTTCGTAGCAAACATCAAGGCATCTGTTCCATCGCCTATGAAATGAAAGCGTTTTCCTGCAATTTACGGTCGTACAAAGCGAAGACTGTCGCTGAAAAAGAAGAAATGACAAACCAGTTGTTTGCTGCTGTACATTTTCTACGATCTCATGGTGTGTACCATTGCGACTTAAAACCTGAGAATTTACTGATTGAATTTCATCCTGTGACTCAAGCCTTTATCCAACTTTCCATCTGTGATTTTGGATTATCATGCACCTTTGACACGCCACTTCCTTTAGAATATCCCGTGGTAACTAGTTGGTATCGTGCACCTGAAGCTTTTATCAAAGTCGCAGATACACATACGCTAGAAGCTCTTGATCTTTGGTCCATGGGAGTCATAATCTACAACATTTTCATGGAACCACTCGGCTGTCTCTTTTCTCCGTCCAAAAAGGATGACTTGCCCCAAAACCCTTCCTTTGAAGATTTTCAGTACTACGACTATGGTGTACTCGGCAAAATTTTTTCATTGGAAAAGGCATTGTTTTCAAGTACGTTTAGTTCGAAAGTCGACGAGTACGCTTTGCTTCATTTGAAACATGGTTTTATTCCGAATCCCTCGAGACACATGAGATCTGTTGAAGTGAATCCCTTGGATATGAAATTCAGTGACGAAGACAAGGAAGACAAACTGAACAAACAATTGGTTTTGTTTCTGTGCGAAGAAGTCAGGAAAAAGAAAGGCAAAGTGACTTGGATCGATTTATACTTTCAACTTCAAGAAATGGAGATGAGTGAAATTGACGACAAGACCTACATTCGTTTCATGGACGAGACTGAAGCAGATAGAAACACATCGAAAACCAATTTGATATCAGCATTGTACAACCAGATTATTCGAAGTCGATGCCTTTGCGTAGCATTGAATAATATGCGTTTAGAAAACGATGTGGTCGACAATTTTAAAAGGTATATGCAAATGTATCCGAAGCAAGCGTCAATGGTGACAAAGTTGTTAGATTTGGATGCAAAGAAACGAGTGGAGTATTTCACGAATTTAGTAACGTCAATAAATTGTTAGCATAAAGATAATAAACATCATATCATGAAACGAAACACTCGCACCAGTAGTACTAAAGCGCGGCAAAAAGGAGGTGGTCACTTTGTTCTTAGTGAACCCAGTCAGCTACATTTGCGACATACACTCACTAATTTGGGATACGGAAATACTATGTTTTCTTCCTTGTCGATGGCGGCACCCCCCATCCGACCAGATTGGTTCAACGGAATTCATCTTCGTCCATGTGTCGACTATACCCAAATAGAGAATGGTAGAGGAGCAGGTGTTATAAGAGGAGGAGGTAAAAAGAATAAACAAAGTATGTCTCGCCGCAGAACAGTAATGGGACGAAAAAGTAGGTTTGTAGGTCAAAAAATGTAGGGCAAAATAATTTCTAACCATCAAGGAAAAGGATTCCAATCTTTCGTCAAAATACCAAATGATTCAGAAAAGCGCGCCAAGTACATATCCATTTTCAGACAACACGGAGTATTCCATTGACAATAATAATAGTCTTCGGAGTATTCCATCCTCTCTTCCGTCGAATACTGAAACGAATATTCTGCCAGTCCTTTTTCCTCCTTCAGGGACGGTGAATGATGAGGAAATAGCCAGTAAATTAAATCTTTGTTCGTGGCGAGCAAATGCTTCTCTAGTATGCACACCTTATCATGCAACAGGCTCTATTCTTCCCTATCAGCAACTAGATGTCGCGAAGAAGACAGAGTTGGTGCGCGGTTTGTTTGCAGCGTATAAAGACGATTATGCATCAATGGGAATTTCAAGCCTTAATGGACTCAATAGTTTCCTTATCGAAAGTTTCAGTCAGGGAAATACACTTTTTGTCAAGTTGAATTCGAACGGCCGAGTAGCGGGATGTATTGGCGTTGATACGTCCAACTACGTTCCGTTTTTCAGCCATCAGTATTTGGCAGATGGAACAGATTTAGCTAGTTTTAAAGAGTTGCAAGACCAAGCTATTGAGTTTGCCAAACGCTACGAATTTCCGAAAGCTCGTCTTTGGTCCTCCCGCCACGATTATAAGAAGAACCTTCAATTGGGATGGAAACTTGTCATGGAGGCTCAGACGCATCATGGTTGGAAGATTGTTATGGAAAAAGAATTGATACAAAACAAGTACTGTGCATATTAGAACCGTCGTCACAATTTCAAAGCTCGTAAAGCATCATGTAGGCCAAAAAGCTGTAAAGATGCAGAGAGGGGCGTCCTAATCGTCACTGAGCCAGAGTTTCTTATCGAAATTGATATCATCTATCTCCACACTGCCATCGGGTGCAAACGCTACTGTTTTATTGAATGTTTGACTCTCTCTGTTCCTACTAGCACAAGAAACGTAGAAGCGACTCTCCAGCAGGGACAGAGAGAGTGAAGCATTCAATAAAACGATCAATTCTGTGCTCCACATGAGCCAACGTATTTATGTAATATTCGATTTTCAATTGTTTCTACGGCCCAATCTTTTAGAGAAACCATTCAAATTTATGGAAGAGGAAAATGAAAAAGAAGTGTTGAAAACACTTTTCCGTGACGACGACAATATTGACAATGTAAACTTACTCACCGAGATTAGCAGTGACGAAGATGAAGAAGAAGACGATGTATTAGCGACTTCCAAGAGTAGTCGGGAACATTTTGCAGATGTTCAGACCATTTTACTTAAAGTGCTCATGCGCAGAACACATGTTCCTACTTTCACAAAAGAGCAAAGAATACGTCTTTTAAGGACCATCGAAGAAAAACCCGAGGTTTTTGAAGAGTTGTCCGAAAAAATCGATCAACTTCTGATTGGAAAACCTTTAAATGACGAAAATAACAATGATGATGTCAGAGACATCAAAAAATGCGAAACGTCGTCGATTTTGCTGAATATGGGTAATGAAAATCTCGAGAACTGTTCTTCCTTAACGCGAGACGCTAAACACAACTCTCATATTCGAAAAGCTCGAATGTCACAGGAAACTTCCATGATTCGCACATCGCAGATTCCAAACATTGTTCTTCTTGTCTCTGACATTGAAATCATCGGTGACACTGGTTCCATTACGGCTCCAGACTCAATAATGGTATGGTGCATTTGTGGGGCAATTATTGAAGAGTTTACGAAATCCATGTCTATGGAGAAGAGAAATAAGCTCATGTCTGTATTAAAATCATCTATTATATTACTTTCAAGACGTCCCATAAGAAGACATAAAGGTAAAAAAGATGAAGAAGAAGATACTAGTGAAAGCGATATCAAAAAACCTTCCTTTTGGAAATGCTTGAGATGCATTCGTTTATGCATTCCTATTTTATAAAGACGCAAAAAACCGTTTTTTGGCAAGTTCGGCACAAAGAAGCCAATTGCAAAACGACGATTTGCATTTTTGCAAATGGCGCATTTTTCGCTTACTACATCCTGGAAAATCACATTCTTCGTTGATACATCCTTTGGTGTGTTTTTCAAAGTATGGAGTTAGATCTTTGCAAGAGGCACAGAAGCAGATCCCAAGGTCTCGAACAAAGGAACAGTCAACTGAACCAGAAAAAGAAACTCGAAACATTGCACCAATCGTCTTATTGCATTCAGCAATAATGTCACAACCACTGCAGACTAGAAAATGGTTCATTAAATTTAAAGACAAAGATGAAAAGGGTGATTTTGTTTTGATGGATGATGGAATTCTTCCGAATTCTCTTCCATCCTCGTCGTCGTGTTTTGCAGAATTCTGCGCCTTCTCAGCCTTTTCTTTCGCATGTTTTACTGCCAACTCTTCCCTCTCAGTCCTCAGAAACTTGCTTTCGGCATCTACAGATAATTTTGGGATCATTTCCACGAGTTTTAAAAGCTTTTCTTGTAAAGTTTCAATCTTCACAGGAAGTAAATCACATGCATTGTCAATACCACAATGCTTGATGATATAGTTTCCCATGGTCACCAAGGTAACCTTTGGAGCCTCCTCAGATTGGTTGATGAAAATTCCTTGCAGAATGGAACGGTCGATTTTCAAACGGGCAGGCACAAGACATAGACGGTTTATCTGATTCATTTCCTCAACGACGTACAATGCAACTTTTAAAGTGCTTAAGTAATAGTCAAATGGAGGTGAAAGAAAACGATGCAACCCGACTAACATATCACCACAACGTCGAAGGGCACCATTTGATTTTTTCGAGAAGATTTCTTCAAGTGACAACATCATTTTTGTATATTTCTCGATCTTTTTCAAGTCACTGGAAAGTGTAACCGACGTAGAAACAACCGCAACAGATCTCTTGCGCTTAGGAGGCTCTTGAGTTGTTGCTGCTACATCTGCCACAGATCGAGGGGAACAGACAACAATTTCACGTGGTACGATAGCCGTTAAAAATGCATCAGTTGAATGTCTTCCAAATCCGGGAAGGTACCAAAAGGTGCGAGTATTGGAAAGAATATCTGGCGATATTCCTGATGCAATAAGTTTTGAGCAAGATGAAGGAGCCAGTGCTCTTGGTAGAAAATAACGTTTTAACGCATACTTCAGTGCGTCTTCATCCTCGGAACCGATTCGGCGTATCGTTTCCAAGTATTCAAAAATGACAAAACCATCACACTCGTCTCGAAACCGCATCGCAAAACTCTTTTCTTCCTCGCATTGAAAAATAGACAAGGATAAAGATTTCAAAAACGGAATCGTGTCGGCCATTTCAGACGGACGACAGAAAAAAGGAGAGGTGTGTAATTATGACGCAATTTGAAGATACGTAGAAATGATGAAATAGTTTCATTTTTTTATGAAGAAACGGAAAAAGGGTATTTAAAGATATATCAGAGTCAAAATATACAAAAAAATGTCGTCGAGAATTCAACCTGTTCTAAGCGTCAATACAATCACTGATTACAGCAAAATTAATATTGAGCAACCGGAGTCGATAACACAAAGTATGAAACTTCATCAATTGGCGACACTGCAGAGATGTCGTGAATTGGAAGAGGATGATTTTGTGGCTCTCGAGGAAGGTGAAAATCAGATAAGAACAAGATTTGGTATTATAGGTGACAAAGTAGGATCTGGAAAATCTTTGGTCATACTTTCCCTGATTGTCAGTCAACTTCAACTCAAAATGAAAAGGGGATTTCATACCGTGAAAGATACTCAACTTTTGACAGAAATCATCTGGAAAGGTCCACCGGCTTGTGAAATTCTCCCTCTCAATGTCATCGTCATTCCTCATGGTATCCAAAAACAGTGGAAAACATATGCCGAAAGAGACATTGATTCGAAGAAAGTACGTGTCAAATGTATTTTTCGTGAAAACATTGCGTCAGAACTTACCGAGGATAAGATGGAATCGTTTTTGAAAAGTTATGACATTTTGATCATTACTGCCACTATGTTCAAGAATTTTCACGACCAATTTTACAAGTACAGCGACTTTCGTTTACGACAGAATCCTGACGCATTGCCTTTGTTTGTCAGCCGATTTATTATCGATGAGGCCGACGCAATTCAAATCACTGGTCAACGACGATTAGATGCTGCTTTCTACTGGTTTGTCACTTCTTCTGTACACAATCTATTGAATCCCAATGGAATTACCAAGTATGATCAAAGTTCAGGGTACATGCGACGAACGATTGAAGGTGGAATAAAACATACTGGTTTTGTGCACAATACATTTCATCATCTGCAGATGACTGACCAACGTTTACATTTGATTTTGTTGAAAAATGACGATGCAGTGGTCGATGCGTCATTTGGTCTCGAGGATGTGCAAATGACTACTTTGAAATGCAAATCTCCTCAAATTATTTCAATCATTACCGGATTGGTTCCAGATGAAATAATGAATCTCGTCAGTTCTGGAAATGTGGAAGATGCTATTGCGAAAATCAATTGTGAAAAAACTGACGAATTAAATTTGGTGAATGTACTCACACGTAAGTATGCTCAAGAGATGGAGAATATGAAAATAGAATTTGAAATGAAAAGCAAAATGAATTTTGTTTCCTCCAAACAAAAACAGCATACGTTAGAGAAAGTTCAAAAACGTATCGATGAAATGCAAAAGAAGATTGATACCATTCGTGATCGTGTTGCATCTTCCATGCAGGATGAATGTCTCTACTGCTGCACGGACAAGATTGAAAGACCAACCATAGCTCGATGTTGTCAGAAGGTTTATTGTTTCGAATGCATCACCAGTTGGCTCAGTGACCATGTGACTTGTCCCAATTGTGCATCTACTTGTGGAGTCCATGATCTTGTGATTTTGGCAAATGGTCCAGTCGTCCCAATGACGAACGACATCGTCGAGTTACAGGAAGGACATTTGACAAAAATAGAAACGATTGCGAAAATCTTGGAAGGTAATCGAAATGGTAAATTTCTCATTTTCGCAGCTTGGGATAATTCGTTTCATGTTGTGATGACAGAATTGACCCGACTTGAAAAACGGTTTCGTCTATTAAAGGGATCTGGTGCGCAAATACAAGCTATAATGAACGATTACAAAAAGAAAGACGATGGACTGGACGTGTTGTTACTGAACTCGACATTCTTTGGAAATGGATTGAATCTGGAAAATACGACCGACATCATTATTTTTCATAAAATGGACAAAGAGATGGAAAAGCAAGTTATCGGACGAGGTCAACGATTCGGACGAGTGGGAGCGTTACGTGTTTGGAAATTGGAGTACGAAAATGATTAATGTAGCCGTTCGACAATCGGTCCAAATATATTGATACAAGCAATTAAAAAATAAAAAACCTGGATTTGTTTCATGAGTTTCACAAGATCTGCATGCGTAATCGGTTTTACAGGTTTTGGGGACATAAAAATGGCTTCAAATGCCAGATCTTCTTCTGTTTTCACTTCATCGTCCTTGTCATTTGCGAGAAGAGCTTCGAGGAACATCATTTGTGTTTTGATAAAAAAGTCTTGTTTACTACTTATAGTACCTACATATATTAATTTTTTTCAAAGGTTGACGCATTTTATGTTTGACTTCTTGAAAGTTTCTTCCAATGTCATTTTTTGGATACGACTTGTCACTGGATTGGTATGCGCCTTGCTTCTTTTCAACACTTTACTTTTTTATCGGCTCTATCAAGATACGGTTCATACTACCGAAACCTCAGGTACAGTACAGAGCAGTCGCTGCACCTATTCTACCATTACGGACCCTGTCACTTACACTGTTCAATTTGCTACAAATACCGTCAAGTACTTGGATGGAGAGAAAACGACGGTCGAACCGACGACAAGTAAGACATGCAATTTAAATGTGAAGTACTTTGCAGGAACAGAATCGCCACCGTACTATATTTCCGGAAATGTGACATATGACGACGGGAGCGTAGAAGTACCATTAACCGTTCCTGTCTACTATTATCCCGTTGATCCACGAAATGCTTTGTTACATCGCTACAATGTATTTGAAACGACAGAGTTTAAATGGTGGCTGGCTATTAGTGTCGTTCTTGTCATTCTTTCTTCTATTCTAGAACCCTTGTCCCAAATATAAACAGAATTTTAAATCGTATATTTTAAATAAGCGACCTCAAATAAAAATAAAACATGTCAAGAGATTCTCAACTATGGGAAATCAATTATAGTAATACTTCAACATCTGGAAGGTTCAAACTACTGTTTGTCCAAAATGCCATTTACTTGACAAACAATACAGTTTTCTCAATCGTTGATAATTCCAATGCGACGGCTCCGACGACATTATTTACGGGTATTCAGCTTAAAAACTTGCTGATAGCTGGACAAAATACGTTGTTCGTATTTAATGAGAAAGAAAAGTATTTCAAAAACGCCTATCCAGTTATTTTTGATACTTATGGAGTCACTTCTCCCGCGACGATGCGACAGTTGGCGGAAAAATATGCTCTGAGTACAATCGATCCGATTTATGTCACAAGTATGGATATTCAAAAATTAAACTTGATTGGATCATTGACAGGAGGAACGATTATCAATACGGATATTGTGATGACACCTACAACAACTATCGACATGAAACAGGGAGGAAGTCTTGTATTAAAAGATGGTCAGATTACAAGTGGTTCAAGTAATTTGTCAAACTTGTCGGTTACAAAAAGTTTGACAGCCTCTAGTGTTACAGCCTCTACTTTCCAATGTACAGGAGCTGCAACATTTGATACACTTCCTCATGTATCCGGGTTTGTGAAGACCGATGCTAGCAACGCACAATATAATGTTATGCTACCAGAAAAGGCTGGCACTTTGGCGGTACTTTCCGATTTATTGGGTTTTGCGAAGCAGCCGACACTTGGAACTTCGGATAAACTGATAGGTGGACAGACAAATGATACTTTGTATAACAAAACGCTTAATAATCCTATTTTTGAAGGCATTGCCAATGCACAGAATCTGAATATATCCTCTTCTTTGGCATGCACTAGAACCGCCTCCTTTGCGACTGTTCCCAGCTTGGGAACGAATGACAAACTCATTGGAGGTCAAACGGTCGATACTCTTTTAAACAAGACATTGGTGAGCCCGACCGTTACAGGAACAGCTGGTATGACAAATGCTACTCTTAGCGGAACGTTAACTTGCAGTAAGACGGCGAATATCAGTAATCTAAACAGTGGTCCCGCGACATTTTTGTCGACGATCACTACTGCAGGTCTTGCAACGTTGAATTCTTTGAATTGCCTGAATTCTGCAGAAGTGACGGGAGGAATGAAAATAGATTCTTTGGTAGTGACAAACGGTGCAAAATTCACAAACGGTCTATCCGTGGACAATTTGACAGTAACGAATAAAGCGGTATTTCCAGACGGAATTTTGGGAACGACGATCGGAGTCGTGGCCGGTGGCAATATTAATGGTGGGTTGAGCGTAGACGATTTGTACGTTACAGATGCAATGACAATACAGACAATAAATGCCCCGAAGGACATAAATGTAAATGGTAATATAGTTGTATCAGGATCAGAAACGATAAAGAATGGTCTGGTTGTTGCAAATGGAACCTCCTTAAAAAACGGTTTGATTGTGGATACCGCTACGGTTTCTGGTACATTAAATGCAAATGTACTGAACGTATTGAGTGCTGCTTCTCTTTCAAGCGGATTGAATGTTGATGCCATCATAGGAATCAAGAATAGGTATGTGAATTTACCTCAAGGTTTGCAAGTTACCAAAGGTGCAACAATCGATTCTTTGACGGTGAGTAGTGGTGCAACGGTGTCAGGTGGAATGACGCTGGATCAAGTTAATGTAAGTACCGGAGGGCATACATTGAATGTGAGTACATCTGGGACAAGTGTGGTAGGTGGTGCGACCGTTGATACTTTAAGCGTTTCGAAAACATTGAATGTTGATACAGCGATCGGCAACTCGACTCGATATGTCAGCTTCCCACAAGGAGTGAAGGTTTTGAGTGGTATAAGCACAGATTCCCTTTCCATTTCTGGAATAGTGACCAACCTAGGAGGAATGTCCGTGAACGGTGGAATGAGTACAGATTTGCTCTATGTGAGCAATAGTTCCGGTGGTCATAGTTTAAAGGTTACTACGGAGGGTGTTAGTGTCGTCGGAGGAGCTAGTTTTGACAATATGAGCACAAGTGGAATGCTGACGACAAATCAGGCGACTGTCACTAATGGTTTGAATGTCAAAAATGGTATAATCACAGATACCTTGAAAATAGGTACAGGGAGTAGTATTTTGTCAGCTGGAGCAAGTGGAACTAGTATTACGGGAGGCCTGAATGCAGACACTTTGATCGTCCAGAATTCTGCTACTTTGAATGGTGGTCTGACAGTTTTTAACTCTGGAACATTTTCAAATGGATTGACTGTGTCAAGTAATAGTACGCTTACAGTAACCGGAGATTCGAAATTAACAAGTTTGACAACATCGGGAACTCTTACTGCAAAACAGGGTTTGACAGTATCTGGATTACTAACTGCCAATAATGATTTAAAGATATTAGGCGACTCTAATCTGGCAAAGTTGACGACTTCAGAGGTTATTATTGCAAATAAAGGCATAACTGTCTCGGGAGATTTTCTTACTGCAAATAATGGATTGAAAGTAACAACCGGTGCTAATATAACAGGCGGGTGTATTGTTGATACATTGTTTGTGGGCAACATGTCGGGAAATAAGTATTTGACAATCGATTCGAGTGGGACAAATGTATTCGGTGTAGCTACTATAGATTCATTAAATGTTTCTAAAAGTACAACCATCGGAACTACTTTATATGTTGACTATTTAGTAGGTAAGAGCAACCTTTATGTACAACTACCAAAAGGGTTAAAAGTATATGGAGGATTAGAATCCGAATCAATAACTGTAACATCTGGTCTACTTACAAGTTTAAAGGGTATATCCGTAAGTAACGGCTTGAGCACAGATCAGCTTTTCGTCAGTAATAGTTCCGGAACCCAAACCCATACGTTAAATGTCACGACTGATGGAGTATCTGTAAAAGGAGGTGCAACTATCGATACAATAAACATTACAGGAAAAGTTTCATGTGGCTCAGAATTGGCAATTTCAGGACTTATAACTGCAAGTAAAGGCATAACGGTGTCGGGAACTGCGTTAATATCCAGTAGTGGGTTGACCGTTACTGGTGACTCTAGTCTACAAAAATTGGCAACTTCAGGACTTATTACTGCAAGTAGTGGGTTGGCAGTTACTGGTGACTCTAGTCTACAAAAATTGGCAACTTCAGGACTTATTACTGCAAGTAGTGGGTTGACCGTTACTGGTGACTCTAGTCTACAAAAATTAGCAACTTCAGGACTTATTACT